TTTACTAGTACTACTACCACTCAACATATCTTTGAGTGAATTTAAAAATAATATGGCTGTTTTAGCTCCCGCCACACCACCATTAATTATTTCATCCTCAAGATGTTCTAAATGAGTATTAGTATCTTCGTTTAATGTTTCTTTGAATGATATCATTATTTGCCAGAAGGAAATTGCTTGTTAAGAGTAGGCAAATCAATTTCACGTTCAGCTTCAATCTTATAAGATAAATCTTGTCCATAAGAAGTTAGTCGAGTATTATTATATGAAATTTCACCATCTTCCTTAATTCCAGCTATTGTATACAAATAAAATACACCAAATCCTTCACCCTTTTTAATCCTTGCTGCAGCACCACCACTAGGAATTTTTTCTGTTTTCATTTTTTTAATAATCTCGTCCCTTTTATTATCAAATGACTCTTTATCAACAACCTCAACTGCTTTTTCACTACCCGTTTTAATTCCGAAAAGTTTTATAATAGGCAAAGTTGTATTCCCCATATAAGCAGATTCCATAAAATCAATAAAAGTAGAAACCATCATATCTAATGTCTTAGTACCAGAACTAATCTTAGCAGTCATATTAGCGAAAGTTTCTAAAGAGGTATAATTCATAATATACTGTCTTAAAGTATTAAAATCTGAAGCATTATATCCCTTTACCTTAAATGTTTTATATCCATCAATTGCCTGTGTACCAAGAAATTTATTATTTTTTGCCTTTGTATTAATAGCTGCAATATTACTCCGAACACTTGCAACTTCATTATTCATGTCTTTTACAATTTTATTGACAATTTTCTGACCTTCTTTTTTATTCTTTAAAATATACTTCATCTGGTCAGCTGAATTTAATTTTCCTTCTTGAAGAAGATTAGTACTTTCTGTTAAAGTTGAAAAATACTTATTAAGTTTTTCTTCACTGCTTTTCTGCATCTTTGATGGATTAAAATGCTTTTTGATTAGACTTAGAAACCATTTAGAAACCCATGTAACAAGTTTATTCAAAGAACCTTTTAATTTTTCAGCCCAAGAAGAAAGTTTTGCTTTAGCACTCTTAAAAAAGTCTAAAATACCCTCCTCTAGTGATTCAGAATATTCAACATTATCATCTATACTTTCTTTAACATATCTATTAAGTAAGTCAGCTGGTGTATCACCAAAGAATCCTTTATTAGTAAAAACATCTTTTATTTTTCCAAGCCGTGCATCTTTATGACTTTTCTTCATAGAAACTTGAAGAATTGTACCTAATTTTTTCTTTCTTTGTGTAACAGTTATTACTCCGTTATCACCAGGAAAATATTCAAATACTAAATCTTCTTTGTTTAAATCAGATAAAGAAATACCTTTCATTACAACTGCATCAGCTGTATTTTGTTTTTCATCAGCCTTTACCAAATTAGGGCCTTGTGCTTTCATAAGATCATAATACTTATCTATCTCACCCCAAACAACAGTTCCACCTGTTATATAACTTTTATATTCATCATAAAGTTTTATTGACCCCTTTACTAACATTGCTGCATCTTGTAATCTTGGAGGATAATCTAATGCTTTTGGAAATTCTTTCGGGCCTTTACCAATTTCTCCTAACCCATCTTTATATGCAGATTTAAACTTCTTAATTATTTTATTAGTAACTTCACCATTAAGAACTGCATCACAATCAGAATCTTCTAAATAACCTAATAAACCAATAGACTGCCATTGTTCATAAAAATAAGTTGAATTAGGAGACCCACCAACAGGGTCTGTTATTTTTTTACCACTACCCCCCTCATCAGAAGGAGTACCATTACCAAATTTAAATGGTATATCTAAAGCATCAATTTGTTTTAAAGTCTTTGATGGTAAATCTTTAACCCTGACTTTAATATTACCTTTTTCATCACCAGCTATATAAATATCTAATGGAGCTTTAGTTGGAGTTGTACCAGAAGATTTTAAAAGTTGCAATAATTTATTTAATTTCTTCTTATCAATTTTTGTAGTAAAATCTTTTATAGATGAACTATCAACAGAAATATCATATCCCTCTGTCAACTCTACAAATTTAGTATATGTTTTCATTCTTTTTCTGCTTTAGCTTTCGTTGCCTTAATAAACAACTCTCTTTTAAACAATGGATTAGTATCTTCAAACGCATCTGCAAATTTCTCAGCAATAGCTTTTTTGATATTCGTCTGAACATCTAAACTTGCAACAACATCTGCAATCATCTGAAAATGTGCTCGTGACATTTTCGCTTCTGTAATTTCTTTAAAGTTTTTCATAGGTTTTCTAAATCCTCTAATATGCAAAGTGGACATTCTTCGACAGGTATTGATCGAAAAGGACAAACATTATCGTGGTCACTAGCTTTAATATTCAAACTTAGGAGAGAATTTTCACCTATTTTCTCACCTTTCCGCTTGCGTACATCCTTAAACATTTTTTTTATTTTCTCATTCATAAGTCATATATATTTATAATACTAGTATGTACTACTATTTATAAGAGTTTATATCTTCCAGTTATCAACTTTTCGTTGTTCTGGCTTCATTTTCAAGACAAACGGATTAGATGCTGTGTTAGCTTCCGTCGTTTTATCATAATATTTATTACTACCATCATTGGCTAATAGAGGTTGTTTATCTTCATCAATATCCTCTAATTTCATTCTTTTCTTGATAACATTAACCAAGAACTTAGTATTCATTGATAAATCACTATAACGATTTTTCAACTGTTTAAATAAGATTTGATTCTTACTACCTGGATCTCCATCTTTAGCAATAATTGCCATCATTAAATCTGCTGTTGCAGGAAGTCCGAAACTTTCTGATGTATTGGTTAAATCAGGATCACTACTACCAAATCCTTCTCTATTCAATTGGGAACTTGTGATAATAGGAACATTACATTCTACTGCTAAACCTCTAATCTCTTCAGCAATAGATTTAATGTAAATGTAAGTATTCATATTTGCTGCCCATTTAACTCTACTGGATGCACATATATTTAGATAGTCTAATATAATTACTTGTGGTGTAAAATCTGACTTAATTTTAAGTTCTCTAATTAATGCACGAAAGTTTCCAACATGAGCTCCTGCTGTTGGATATTCTTTAATGATTAATCTTCCAATATTTAATTTATTTAACTTCTTTTGAAAACTATCTTTTGGAAGTATATGTAATTGGTCAAGATCAATATCCATTAAATTAGCATCAATACGTTCTGCAATTCTTTCTTCTGCCATTTCCATAGTTATATATAAAACACTTAAACCTTGTTTCATATACTGACTAGCCAAATGAGTTTTTACTAAGGTTTTACCAACACCAGTTCCACCTAATAAAACTGTAAGTGTTTTTGGAGATATTCCTCCACCCGTAATCTTATCTAACATTACCATATCAAATGGAATTTTTGATTCTTTCTTATGATAAAATTCCCAACGATCATCACCATTCTCTATGTAATTATGACCTACACTTTGATCTAATGAAACGGCTAATGCTTGTGTAAGAATTTCAGGTATTGCATCTTTAGAAGTTTTCTGATCTTTTCCTTCAAGAATAGAAATACTTTCAACAATACCATTATATACGGCTTGATCTTTTGCCCACTTCTCCGATTCATTTATCAACCATTCTTCATCATCTGTTTTCTGTTTATATGTACCTAAAAGTTCTTCACACCCCTTTAAAGTTGTTTCGTTTAAATCATTTCTATTTGTTAACTTTACTGATAATGATTCAACAGTAGGTGGTTTATTGTACTCGGAAATATGTTTCTGTATTTCCATAAAAATAATCTTCTCATTGGCATCTTTAAAATATTCTGGTTTTAAAAAAATACCTATAACGCTTGAATAATCACCATTATACAACAAATTCTCCAAGATCAATTGTTCTGTTCTCATATCATCCTTTATTCAAAACGTCCATTATTATTTTCTTTTCTTCGTTAACACTAATTTTCAAAAATGGTTTATAATTTCTCACTAATTTGATTAAATCTTTAGAAGCTGGATCAATCAATATTTTCTCCAATGGTGTAAGAAAATCTAACATAATATCGAAGGTAGTAAATGTTTCCAATGTTATTGTTTTTGATAAACCAAGTTCTCTTCTCTTTCTCCTATT